TGCTAGAGAAGTAGAGACAGTTATGTCTTTAGATACAATATACATGAGGGTTATAAATGGCTAAGACAATTCAAGTTAGTGTTGATACTAGCGACCTTAAGGTTCTAAATACACACTTAAACACTACTAAGAAGACCATACAAATGACCGCTAAGTCAGCTAAGTCTGATTTTAAGCAACTCAAGATGTCTATTGATCCTGTATATAGAGCAGAGAAGGTGTTTACTCAACAGGTATTGGTGGCTCAAAAAGCAGTTTCTACTGGTGCTATAAGTAATGCCGAGTACTCAAGAACTTTTGCTATGATACAGAAGAACGCTCAAGCGTCTGGTATGACTTTAAACCAGTTTGGTCAAGTAGCAAATGTCAACACACGTAAGATGAAACGCTTCGGTGCTGTTGGTATGCAACAAGTTGGTTATCAGGTACAGGATTTCGCAGTACAGGTTCAAGGTGGTACAAGTGCTATGGTCGCCCTTGGTCAACAAGGTTCGCAGTTGTTAGGTATCTTTGGTCCAGCTGGTGCTATAGCAGGTATGATCTTAGCTATTGGTACTGGACTAGCTGGTGCATTTATGGCGGCTAAGAGCGCAGGGGATGAATCTGTTAGCTCTATGGAACTATATAAGACTGCTATGGAAGATACTACTGAAGCAGTTAAAACTCTTAGACAAGAAAACTATATGTTAGCTCAGGGTATCCAGTATGCAAGTCTAGCTAAAGCTAAACAAGCTCTTGATGAAATTAAGTATAATAATGAAGTAAGAAGAGCCGCATTATCTGATGAGATAGCTGAGAGGATGATGAGTGGCAAACAAACTGATAACCATGAGAGAAGGTTAGCTAAACTAGACGATAAGAAACAAGGTTTTGCTGGAGTATTTGGTAAGTCTTATAATGAGATGGTTGCTGAGATTGAAGCTCAGATTGCAAAGTTAAATGTTGAACTTGAGAAGAACGAAGCTCTTAAATTAAAGAAGAAGACTAAAGAAGATCTAGTTAAACAAAACCAAGAGCAAGATGAGTTCTTGAAAAAACTAGAAGTACAATACGGTCATGCTAGAAGAATTTCACACGCAAACAAAGAGGACTTATTTGCCACTAAACAAATAAACGAGATGGTAGAGTTCAAAATACACTTAGAAAAGCTAGGTCTAAAAGAAGGAAGTAAGAAGTACGAACAAGCTATGCTTATTAAAGACCTTGAACAAACCGCCCTTGCTAATGTTTATTATAGAGAAGAAGCCGAGCGAAGATTAGCTGAATCCAAGAGGAAAGCGGCACAAGCTGAGAGGGATAGACTTAAAGCGGCTAGAGAGGCACATGAAGCGGCTAAGTTAGCGGCGGCAGATCTTATAGCTCTAAATAAATCTATAGGTAACTCTATGGAGAACGCCATGATGAGTATGGTTGATGGCACTAAGTCTGTTAAGGATGCCTTCAAGGATATGGCTAGAGAGATCATCAAAGAACTGTATCGTATTTATGTTGTTAAGAAGATTACAGGTATGATAACTGGTGCTATACAAGATAAGTTCGCTCCAGATGTAGGAGCTACTGCGAGTGCTATAACAGATAATTTAGCTAACGGCGGACCAGTTTCAGCTGGAGGTAAATATATTGTTGGTGAACGTGGACCAGAAGTATTTACCCCTACAATGGGAGGTCACATAACACCTAACTCTGGTGGAGGTGGTGGTTCTGGAACTACTATCGTACAAAACATAAATGTATCGACAGGTGTACAACAAACTGTACGTTCTGAGATACGACAAATGATGCCACAGATTGCAGACAGTGCTAAAGGTGCAGTACTAAACGCTAAAAGACGTGGCGGTAACTATGGAAGGGCAATGGCATAATGGCTATTTCTTACCCAATAACTTTACCAACTAATATTGGTATGTCTAGCATTGAACTAAGAGCAGTAAATACTACAGCAGTTTCAATGTCTCCTTTTACCTATAAACAACAAGTGTTTTCCTATGATGGGGAGAAGTGGGAAGCTGATATTACTTTACCACCTATGAACAGAGATGATGCAGAATCTTGGGTAAGTTTCTTAATGAGCTTAAGAGGTAAACTAGGGTCATTTCTACTATACGACCCATCAGCTAAGAATATAAGGGGTACTGCAACCAGTGTTGTCGTTACAGGAGATACAGGTGAAAGTTCTGTAAGTGTTGTTATGACTGGTACACTTAAAGCTGGAGATTATATACAACTAGGTACTGCCTCAGATGCCACCCTACATAAAGTACTTGTAGATCAGTCTGGAGATGGGACGCTAGAGATATGGCCTAAGCTACGTAAAGACAGATCTTCAGTAACAGCAGTCATAGTAAATGCGTCTGGTGTATTTAGACTAGCCTCTAACGAGACTTCTTGGTCAGTTAATAATGCTAGTTTCTTTGGTATTTCCTTTGGGGCGCAAGAGGTAATATAATATGAGTAGACCAATAACAACTGCATTACTTAATGCTCTTACTTCAAATAACATAAGACCTTTCTATGCTGTAGAATTACTGTTTGATACTTCACCTTTAAGGTTTTGGACAGGATTAGGAGATAGAACTATTAACGTGCAAGGTAGCAATCAGGTGTTTACTGGTGCAAGTACTCTACTTACTGTTGGAGAGTTTGGAGAGGTAAAAGATTTATCTGCCGAAAACTTAGAGTTAACTTTAAGTGGAGTACCTTCAGAAATTATATCTCTTGCTTTACAAGAGCCTTACCAAAGAAGAACTTGTCGTGTCTACATGGGAGAACAAAGCGTATCTGATGTAACGGAAGTATTTGGAGGTAAGATGGACACTATGTCTATATCTGATAGTGCAGAAGATAGCGTCATAAGTTTGTCAGTTGAAAGTAAGCTAGTAGAACTAGAAAGAAGTAGTGGTTGGAGATATACCGATGAAAACCATCAATCCCGATATAATGGAGACACTTTCTTTAGTTATGTCACAAGCATACAGGATAAACAAATAGCATGGGGTCGAGAGAGCGTTTAAATATATACATTGAAAACTTAGTTGACATACCTTTTGAGTGGGGTGTGAATGATTGTTTTACTTTTACTAATGGTGCTTTTAGAGCTATGTACGGTATAGGTTACGCAGACGAATGGACAGGCAGATATATGCAAAGCAACAAGGTCTACCCAAAAGGACTAAGTAGCTTACGACATGATTATGGGTATAGTAACATAGAAGAAGCACTAGCAGATAAGCTAGTGAAACTTAATACTCCTACCTTTGGTTGCCTAGTTACCACAAAGAAAAATCAGCGTTGGGTGACAGGTGTTGCTCTTGGTATTTCCATCGGGTCTAGGGCTGTATTCCTTGGTCAAGAGGGACTAATTAGATTAAACATTAAAGATGTAGAAAGTGCTTGGGCTTTAAAATGAATAAACACAACACTCCTTTTAACGTACTACGACACACAAACCCTAAAGAGGTAATTAAGAGAGATCCTATTTCTGCTACTATTGCTGGTTATGTAGCCGCTCAAGGTACTGTTCTATATGCCGCAGTTTTAACAGTTAGTTCTATTGCTGTATCTATGGTTACTTCAGCGGCTCTACAAGCTCTTATGCCTAAACCTCCAAGTAGTAATCTTGGGATAAATGACTCTGCTGGTTTGTTAGTAAACGGTAAAAGCTCTACAGCACCTGCACAGTTTGTATACGGCAGAGTACGTAAGGGTGGAACAGTGTCTTTTGTAGAAAGCACAGGAACAAACAATAAAATACTACACCAGATAATAGTTATAGCGGCACACGAAGTAGATGAAATAACTGACCTATACGTGAACGATAAAAAAGTTACTATGGATGATGAAGTTGTAACAAGCAGTCCTTATAGAAGAAGAAGAACTGAACAATATGTTATACAAAACAACACAAGAGATCCTAATGACGTAACACCTAATGCCCCCGTAACAGGTAATATCCATATGGATTTGTTCAACTCTATAACCAGTGAGAGATACGTATTTAAGGATTATTTAAAAGTTTATTTTCACTTAGGTAATCAAACAAGTGCTACAGATACTTTTGCTAATTCTAGTGAAAGTCTAGCTACAACTCTACATGCTGAAACCAGTACAGGTTCATCTTTCGTAGGTAAAGGTTTAGCTTATATATATTGTCGCTTAAAGTATGACAAAGACGCTTACAATAACGGTGTACCTCAATTTACTGTTGAAGTTAGAGGTAAGAAGATAACTAGAACAGTCAATGGAGTAGAACAAACTGCTTCTTACAATAAGAGTAGTGCTTGGGTTATAAGAGACTACTTAAAGTCTACTTATGGATTTTCTGACGATGCTATAGACTACCCTTCCTTTGAAGCGGCGGCGGCTGTTTGTGATAGAACAGATGTATTATCAAACGGTAAAAAACAATTTACTGTTAACGGTGTTATATCAGCAGATGAATCCCACGGGGATGTCTTAAATAAAATGGTAACTACTTGTGGTGGTTCTTTGTTTTGGGGATCTGGATCTTGGAGACTATATGCTGGAGCTTTTGTAGCACCTACTAAAACCTTAACTCTAGATGATTTAAGAAGTCCTCTAAGTATAGACACAAAAGTATCTATGAGGGATAACTTTAATGCTGTAAGAGGTACATACACAGATGCTTCATCTGGTTACATAAGTACAGATTACCCTCAGATAAACTCAGCTACTTTCCTATCTACTGATGGGGGTAATGAGGTTTTATTAGACTTACCTCTACCTTACACTACAGATAGTTTAACAGCACAAAGAGTAGCTAAACAAGTTCTGTACAGAAGTCGAGAACAACTTACTTTAAACGCAGAGTTTGGAATGAACGCATTTGACGTAGAGGTTGGAGACTTCATAAAAATTAGAAATGAGAGATACGGATGGCCTGAGGGAAGTGAAAAAACCTTTGAGGTAATAAACTGGAAACTCTCTCCTAATGCAGAAGAAGGCGACATGAGAATTGCTTTATCTTTAAAAGAGAGTAGTTCAGCGGCGTTTGGATTTAGTGCTTCAGACGAAAGGGTTATAGAGGGTAACAATACTACCTTAGATTCCTTTGATGAAGTTCCACCAATAGGTCTTAGTATAACTCAAGAGTATCGTGAGGTTAATGAGAACGTAGTTAATGTTCTTGTTGTTCAAGTTACTTCAGATGCAATAGAAAGACTAGACTCAGTTATTGTTAAATACAAACAAACAGGTGCGCCAGACTTTAAGACTGTTGGACAGTCTCTATTAGTAAATGACGGTATAGCCGCTGGTAGGTTTGAGATAGTAGGTATAGATGTACCTCAGATTAACGAGCAAGCTATTAACTATACAGTAAGTGTTACAGGAGTTAACTCTCTTGGGTTTAGAGGAGATCCAGAAGTAACTACATTTAATGTTACTGCTGATACTACAGCCCCTAGCCCACCTTCGTCTCTTAACCATCAATTATCTGGAGGTACTATATTCTTTGCTTGGAATCCTGTTACAGCACTAGATTTATCACACTATAAGATACACTATTCTTCTAACAGCCAAGCTAACTATGGAGACTCTTCTACATTAGTTTTAGTAGATAAAGTTGCTAGACCTGCTACATCTGTATCATACCCTGCGTTGTCTGGTAAGTTTTTTGTATCAGCAGTAGATAAGACAGGTAACGAGAGTACTACTGCGGCTTCAACTATTGTTTTACCTTCGGAGTTGCCAAGTCTAGGTCAGAGTATTACACACACAGAAAGTCCTAACTTTAGTGGATCAAAAAGCAACTTAACAGTTTCTGGTGGTAACTTATTTATGACCACATACACTAACTCAGGTTCTACTGGTACATACCAGTTTGATCATAACGGTGTAGGTTATTTTGATGTAGGAACACCCCGTACTGTCAGGTTGTCCTCTACTATTACAGTAACACGTAAACATTTAGATGCTGTAAACGGTGAAGTTAACTGGGATGATATACCTAATAACTGGGACACATGGCCTGACTCATGGGACACTTGGACAAATGAAACAGGTAACTATAATGATTTTTCTGTTACTTTTGAAGTTAGAGCAGGTAATACTGTAAGTGAAATGAACAATGCAAGTTTCGTTACAGCATCAGGTGAAGTAGTAGGTCAGTATATACAATTTAGAGCTATACTTGCAAACACACAATCTAAGATAACACCCAACATATCGGCACTTAGTGCCACAGTGGAGTATTAAACAAATGTCACAACATGACTTTACAATAGCAAACCAAACAGCTTCTAGTGCGAGAAGTGATATTAACAATGCACTACAGGCTCTTGCAAGTAATAGTAGTGGAACTACTGCCCCATCACCTTCCTTTGCAAATCAATACTGGTACAACCCAAGCACTAATATATTGTCGTTAAGAAACGAAGGTAACAATGCTTGGATACCAGTTGCTTATATAGATCAGAGTAACAGTAAGTGGGAAATATTTGACGACACTAAAGTTGTAGACACAAACGGTACTCACATAGGTAACTTAGGAGATCAATCACAATCTGCTTGGACTGCTGGTACTAGCACTACAGAAAGTTTATTCTCTCCCTCTAAACTAAAATCTTGGGGAGATACTTTCGGTAACAACTTAATTGACATAAACGGTTTCAGTAATGATAACTACATGGAGTTAAACGGACTGCTAGTACAATGGAGTAGAGTTACTTTCACTGCTCAAGAGAACAGTCCTTTTACTGTTCAGTTCCCTAAGACATTTAGTGACGTATACGTAGTCCACGTATCAATGGAATTAAATGTTGGAGCAAATATGGATGGTAATCTTTATATAAGATCTTATACTAATAGTGCTGTTAGTTGTCAATTCCATCATGTTAATGCTAATAACTATGGTACTGGTAAGTGCCACATAATTGCGTTAGGAGAACCTTAATACATGGCAGATCCTAATACTATATCAGACTGGCACTTGTCTAAGACTGTACCTATTGGTTTAATTATAGGTCTTATGACACAAGGTGCGGCTATTGTATGGACTGTATCTATGATGATGTCCGACATAGAAAGTAACAGAGAAGACCTTATAGAACTGCAAGCTAGAGTACAAGCTACAGAGAGGTCTTCTCAACAACAAGCTATATCTATGGCCCGTATAGATGAGAATATAAAAGCTATAAGAGACACCATAGAACGGATGGCAAGAGAAAGAAATCCATGAAACCCTTACTTATACTACTTACCCTACTAATTGGTAGTACTGTGTATGCTGACGATACGATTTACACCGACTCTAATAGTACAATAACTTCTGATGGATCTATGGAGACTACAATTAACAGTCCACCACCATCAGCTATCTCTCCTCAGATAAGTGGAAGTAACTCTGACTTATGTACTGTAGGTGTAGCAGGGGCGGTACAGACACAGATATTAGGTATCTCAGCAGGTCGTACTGTTAGAGACATGAACTGTGAGAAGCTTAAGAACGCTAAGACTATGTACGACATGGGTATGAAGGTTGCGGCTGTATCTGTAATGTGTCAGGACGAGAGAGTGTTTGAAGCCATGCTCAATGCAGGGACGCCCTGTCCCAAGGATGGGTTAGTGGGAGATAAAGCTAGACTTGCATGGGAAATGGAAGCTGTAGAAGACGCAATACAACGCGATCAGAACAATCCTATAAGGAAAATATTTGATGAAAATGCGGATACTAAAATGGGTTTGGGTGTTATCATTAGCACTCTCGCCTTCTTATTCCTACTCTGACCCCTATACATACGGTGCAACAGGAAATGCGGCTAGTACTTCTTTAGGTTGGGGCATGGATAGTATCTTACCTAGCATTGCTGGTGTAGACATAAACGGTCTAATGTACAGATATACAACTGTTAAAGACCCAGATGCTGACATGAAGGTGCATGTAGGTAATAAAAACGCTAGTGGTAAGGGGTATATCTTTAGAGAAACAGATGACTGGTCGGGGGTAGCTGGTAATACCATTGTAAAGTCGTTTCCAGTTTCGAACATTCCAGCTTCAAATTGGGGTACAGGTTCGATTGAAGTGGAAGGAGAGGGCAGAGTGGAAGATGCAGTTGTTATATACTCCTACAGGGTAGACAAGTGTTATGATCCACAGTCTGATCCTTCATGTGCTGGTTACGTAAAGCCTATGCCAGAGTTACCAGAAGTTGTAGTATATGATGCACTAGAAGATGATGCAGTTACAGATACACTAGAGACTGAAGACTTTCAGTATGATGAAGATGGTAAAGTTATAGTTGACGAAGAAGAGGAAGAGGAAGATACACGTATAGAGATGGGTCTAACTGCTTCTGATAATGCTCTAACTATATTTAAAGCACAAGGTCAAGACGACATAATACTGGCTATCAACCAACAAACTAATATTGCTATGTACTACAATGCCAACATAAATGGTGGTACATTAAATGATGCGGCTGGACTACAAGATGGTACAATACCTGACAACAAGAAAGCCCTAAGAAATAATTTAGCACAACAGATACTGCACGAACAGATGGTCGATATGCAGTATAATAAATGAGGTTTAATATGAAGTATCTAGTAACAGCACTATCATTATCACTACTATCTTTACCTGCATTAGCAAAGAACGTACCCATAACAGGTACTGTAGAAGCTAAGTGTGTAATACAAACAACTAAAGATGGGGTCTATGGAAACCCTATAGCTAGTAAGTTAAGTACCACACCTGCTGATGGTGGTGTCCTACCTGTCATTAGGTTTGATGTGTCTTTAGCAGATAGCTACACAGCTAACATAACACACCCTACATCCTTTAGTTCTTCCCCACCTCTTAACGACACAGTTGCATGGACAGGAAGTACAAGTGTAACTAAAACATCTGTCTCTGGTATGTCAGCTTACGAAGGAGCTAAAGTAGTAGTAGACAATACAACCATCTTTGATCTAACTCTTGCAGGGTCAACATGGTTCTCTACTTCATCAAGTGCTACCTATGGTTCAGCTAAACCTTTCGTCGGAGGGGTCTATACTGCTCTAGTACAGGCCAGCTGTATTGCTAAGTAGGCTTATACTACTCTTTCTGTTATGGTCATTTTCCACCTCAGCGCACGAAATGACACCAGCTTATCCTGTTGTTAAACCCTCTCATGTAGATGGTGTAGTTAAAGTAGAGATGTCTCTGTTTAACTCTAGGGAAGAGATAGAATGGTATCAGATAGAGTTGTTTGATTTAAATTGGACGAACATACCTTTTGCCACCTCATACCGAATTATAAATATAAAATACAAAGAGAAAAAGTCTTTTGATGTATATATACGTGAGTCGGATATAGATGAAGCTGTGTACTTATGTACGACATCAAAGGTAAGAAAGACTAGCAAGTCTAGAACTCTTGTTTCTTCTAAGATATGTTCAAGATTAGATGGTGAACCCGCATGAGATTATTATTTACCCTTTGTTTTGTAGCTAGTTCTGCTGTAGCAGATAGTAGTTCCCTTTCATTAGCATTACCTAGCCCACCTATGAACTATCAGTCGGACTCATTTTCCACTGGTAACATGAGGTGCAGTAATGCTGTTGGTGGGGGTGTAAACCTTGAGTACGGTGTAACAGGTGTACTGTCAGGTTTAGATACAATAAATAAGGGTAAAGATATAGGTGTTTACGCTAGGATTGTTATACCTTTAGATAAACCAAAAGCTCGTATTAATTGTGACGACCTATACCAAATAGAGCTAACTCAACGTAGATTAGAAGTACAAAAGCTACGAGAGGAATTAGAGCAACTGAAGAAACTACAAAGTTCTGACGGTGATATGGAGTTTGAAAACTAATGGATACAACTAAGATAGCAGATAACATTGATGGTTTAGCAGACCGTGAGTTTAAGACAGGCGGTATGAAGTTATCGTTTGGGTCTATCATGGCTATATTTGCTTTCCTATCTACTATTGTGGGTGGCCTATACGGTGGCTTTGTTTTGTACCAGAAGATAGAAGCAGTCGCTGGTCTTGACTTAGAAGAATATCAATTACAGATGAACATTATGGATGCTAAGGTGACAGGTATATCTGAGAAGGTAGAGGAGTCTGTAGAATACAGTCGTGATATTAAGAATGGACTTAGATCTGATATTCTTAGTATAGAGAAGCAGACGGATCGTGTAGAAGACATGGTACGTGAAACAGAAGACAAAGTACGTAATATGATAGATGACGCTGAAGTAAGGTTTGAGAACCAAAGAGAACGTGTCAGAGTATCACAAAGTGGCTCGATGAAAGAACTCGAAGATAAACTTATGGATAAATTACAAAGGGCGTTAGATAACCCCTTAGCAGATTAGGAGACTAATATGAATTGGATTAAAGACAGATTAAAAGAGAGAACTACATGGGACGGAGTTGCTCTATGTGGACTTGGAGTAGTTGTAATATTACTACCTAACTCAATCGACAACATTGCCGCAGGTGTAGCTATCGCTTGGGGTGCATGGACTACTCTTAAGAATGAGTGAGTTTGACAAAGTAGATAAAGATGGAAGTGGCACTATAGATAGATCAGAGTGGGAAGCACTTGAACTAGAAGATAGACGCAGACGACTAGATGATGAAGATGCACAAAGAGATGCACAAAGACGGATGGCTTGGTTCTGCCTAACAGGTATGCTTGCTTATCCTTTTTGTGTCGTACTAGCTAGTGCGTTAGGATTAGACCAAGCGTCTTCTATCATAGGTTCTATGGCTTCCATTTACTTCCTATCAGTTGCTGGTATAGTTGGCGTATTCTTTGGCGTTACTAATATGAGCAAGAAAGAAGTGAAAGGTAATAACGGATAATGTTAGGACTAAACTTAATAGGTCAGGTAGCTAATTTAGCTGGTACTATGATCGAAGGTAAGACTGCTGTAAAAAAGGCAGAAGCTGAAACTAAAATGAAAATAGCGACAGGTGAACTTGATTGGGATCTAGCCGCTATGAAAGCTACAGAGAACTCATGGAAAGACGAGTGGATAACTCTACTCTTTTCTATTCCGTTAATTCTAGCGTTTTGTGGAGACTGGGGTAATCAGATAGTACAAGATGGGTTTGCCGCTTTATCTAACATGCCAGCTTGGTATCAATATTCCCTTGGTGGTATTGTAAGTGCTAGTATTGGTATGCGTGGTGTAAGTAAATACTTTGGAAAGAAATAAGCATGAAGAACAACTTTGATAAGTGCCTAGAAATGTTATTGCATCACGAAGGGGGTTACGTAAATAACGTCCACGATAAAGGTGGGATGACTAATTTGGGAGTCACTAAGAGAGTGTACGACAAATGGATTGGCAGAGAGTCTACTGAACAAGAGATGAGAGACTTAACTCCAGATGATGTAGCTCCTATATATAAAAAGAACTACTGGGATCGAGTTAAAGGCGATTCGCTTCCATCTGGGGTAGACTGGGCTTGTTTCGACTGGGCTGTGAATTCTGGATCAGGTAGACCTGCTAAAGCTGTACAACGTGCAGTAGGTGCTACAGCAGATGGAGCTATAGGACCACAGACGTTAGGTCTTATAATGGAGAAAGATCCTAAGTTTATAATTGATTATGTATACACAGTACGTCAAGGCTTCTATGAAGGTCTAGATGATTACAAACACTTTGGTCGTGGATGGACACGGCGTAACAAAGAAACATTAGAACAAGCTCTCGATATGGTTGAAGAGTAAACAAAAGAAAAGCCGTAGGTATCCACTCAAGGACGCCTACGGCTTTTTTGATTCTAGACTTGTTGTGTGAGCCTATTAATTCCCTCTCAGGTAGGTTACCCTATGGAAAGCTCTAACCCCTGTCACACCACGCTTAATTTCCCTCTCAGGGGCTATTTAACACCTACTGCATCCATAGTAATTGCTAGACCTTCGAATAGAGTTTTTATATCTTGATTTAGCCTAGATATGATCCACACTAAGTAGGTAGATAGAGCTAGATTACCTAGCAGTATTCCTTCGTTTATTGTCATTTATGTTTCTCCGCTAATGCTTCATTCATACGCTTAAGATACCATTCTGCTTTCTTCATATCTTCTACAGGATTAGCTTT